AATGCAGGCGACCTTCTTTACCCCAGTCATCAAAAGCCAACTGGTGTTTGTTCATACAGTATGTCCAAACCTTCGTTTTATAGTGATACCTATTTGCAGTTTGGGGTATGTTTTTACCTGCTAATCGTTTAGCAACATTCTTGTATTCTGTAGGATTATCGTATTTGAATTTGGTAATTCTGGCTTCGTGCATTAATCCAGTACCTATCTGAATAGCCAACTTGTTCAGTGTGGTTTCGTCAGAAATACCGTCTATTGCGTTTTTAAGGACTATTAAGCTACAGCTATCCCAAATTCTGGGTCTATGGTCTATAAAGACATTATCTTCAAAAGCCATAGGTGGTAAACACTGACAGAGTAATTTTAAGGCAGTCTGATAATTACCTGCTTCTCCATTGCTCATCTTACTAACTTCATCATTAATCATCTCTGATAAAGTTGTGATGTATTTTTGCTGAAAGACTAAACCGTAAAGTGTAGTACTTTCCTGACCTTTGACTTTGGCTTCTCTGACAGTTTTTTGATACCGTTCAATTCCACCACGAAGCATAGCTTCTTCAAATTCCAGTTCCTTTGCAACAAGACTAACGTAATTATCTTTATCTTTGTATTTACCGCCAACTCCTACCTTTAGAAGTTCGTCTAGTTGTTTTTGTAGTAGTGTTTTTTCTTGATTATTATTATCGGACATAATGAGAACATCTCCTTGTTTTTGATTGCAGTACTGAAACGTTGCATTGGATATGTTGCATTTGTTGCAAAACTACTTGCAGTATTGCAAGCAATAGAACTTTAAAAAAAGTGTAAATTAATGGCTTATTAATTGCAGTATTGCAAAAGAGAACATTTTGGCGGTCAATCCTAAGACTAGTGATTGTGCTAGAAGTCTTAGTACTACCACCAAATTGTCCTCTCTTTGCAACACGTTGCATACAATGCAACACACTTTGCAACGTTACTTTAATAGCAAATTGTTTAACCACAGTCGCTATTTTTCCTGTGGTAGGGGACAAGAGACTCGAACTCTCATGACCGAAGTCGTACGCTCCTAAGGCGTATGCGTCTACCAGTTCCGCCAATCCCCCAAATGATTTTTTTAGAACTGACATTTTCTAGTTTATTCTCCTTTTACTTTCAATAAGTTTCTAGAATTATGACCAATCATAGAAGACGCTTCTTTTTCACTACTATCATTAGTTTCTCTAACATTATTGATGGATTGAATTGCACTACTAATCAGCTTATCTGAAGTGTAAGCGTAGAAAGTCAAAGTCGTTTCTATACAACTGTGACCTGCTAAATCTCTCACAACATTTGGCGGATTATTAGCTTCAACAAGACGTGTAATGAACGTATGTCTAGTAGCATAAGGTGTAAAATGCTCTGGCAAATTACAACGCTCCTTATATCTTTTACATAAAGTTCTAATCCTACTTTGCGTAATATCAAAAGCTTTACCGCCATTACGTAACGCTTGTTCACGTCTGTTTTTAAGCATATCAAAAACTCTGTCAGTCATCGGAATATGAATACTCCAACTGTCAGTCTTCGGTCTAAAGAATTGCATAGTCTTAGACTTGAAGTTTACGTTCTTAATATCAAACTTAAAGAACTCGCCTTGATGTCTCATTCCTGTATCACACAAGAATACGAACGCATCAGCAAATTCAGTTTCACCATCAGCAACAGCTTCATTATATACTTCTTGAATTTCTGCTTCTGTTAGTGGTTGTTTTTTCTTAGTCGCCTGTTGCGGTAAGTTAGTCCAACCGTAGTCATTTCTAGTTTGGTCAATGACTTTAGATTTATCTAACATACCTTCTTTGATTGCATACTGGGTTACAGCACGCATTATACCAAGACGAACATTGATTGATTTATTAGACACTGAATTAAGATTATTCATAGGTCTGTTGTAGACTTCGTCTTTACAGAACTGAATGAACAAGTCTCTTTGTTCTTCGGTGTTAATAGCATCAAGCCTAGCATCGTGCGGAAAGAAATTTAAAATATCTTTAATATAAATTTTAATGTTTCTTTCTTGCGGTGTGCCTGCCCATCTTTTAGCAAATAAAGCATCTACAGTTTCTTTAACAGTACCTACTTCAAATGCTTTACGTACTTTGTTTTTACCGTAACCAGATGCGGACACGTAAGCATCTAATTGGGTTTTAACTTTGATGGCTTCAGTTAAAGATTGCATAAAAAGTTCTTGGTTCATTTGACCATCAGCACCAAGTTTAACTGGTACATAAGAGAACTCTCTATTCACTTTCTTTTCACCATCAACGAAGACCGTCTTAGAAGACTGTATCTCCAATGAATTGTCCCGAAGTCTTATACCTCTTGGACACATTTTCTTAAAATCAACTGCCATATATTTTTCTCCTTTGTTATACGTTGATTTGGTTTTTAATTTTCGTAGATGAAGTTGTTGCAGTTTTACCTAAAAAGATTTCCTGCAAACGTTTACCCCTACGAGTTAGGCTTACTCCTTTACTTCTTTCGTCATCAACAAAAGGATTATCCGTATAAGTAATTAAACCTAGTTTCCCCCTCTTGTGGTCTGACAGATAAAGTAAAGTTCTAGACAAAGCTGATGTTGAAATACTTTTTATAAATATCTCATCATATTTCTTTCTAATATTCTCCATAGAAAGATGCTCGTCTTTGGTGATACAGATAATCTTAAACACCAACTTAAAGTGTTCTCTCATACCTGTAGCGTGTAGTGTTTCGTTTGAAGCTTGCTCAACAGACTTCACCACTTCTTCAAAGGCTCTGTCAAAAGCTAAACTAACGACTACGTTTTCTGTCGGTGACATCACGTCCCTTTCTGTTAGGTCTTATTTAGACTACTTTAGCTTTGTGATATATTGAGTATTATGATTTGTCTTCAATTTATTTAGCGATAATTCTTCAGGTGTATCAAAAGAAAGTATTCTTAAGTCGCCCGCAGGCACAGTTTTTTTAATACTGTACCTAATACAAACAGAACCAATTTTAACTACAGAAGTTTTTTCAGTGTCATCATTCACTTCAACTATTTTAGAAATGAATGGAATGTTCACCATAGCTTTTCTGTAGCTTGGTTCATTTGCATAATTATCACGAAGGTCAAAGACATGATATGATAAGTCCTGTATGCGTCTAAACAGACGACATCTTAACTTAAACCATATTACACAATATAACTTCATTATATTTAAAATTGCAAAAGTAGTCATTTGCACCATCTTATACATATTTTTCCTTTCCTTGCAAGACTGCAATTATTTCAATCTTACAATTATTTAAAAAATGACTGATTGTTGGTATCTGGCTAAAAATAGATAAACTCATTTTATATTCTAATAGCCATAATATCTCGGTGGACACGTTGCGTTCTAGCTTTTGGGGTTGTTCATTTACTATCATTGTTTACTCCAATGTGTCTTCTATAGTTTCAACAATAATAATTTCAGACTTTGGTTCTAATGCGTCAGTTGTTTGTTGTAACGCAAGTGCCAATTTACTTTTTTCAAAGTCAGGCAAGGCGTGACCAAAGTTTTCATACTTCTCAAGTGTAAGTATTTGCATTTGTCTATCCTCTTGGTTGTTGCAGTTTCTTAAAAGAAACCTGTTCGTTAAGATATTTGATTGCAAGCCTTACAACTTGAGACCTGCTGATTTCAACAGGTGCTACTTTAGTTTGTAGGTTTGTGATTGTTTCATAACATTTCTTATCAATTGAAATGTTTTTGTACTTTGTAATGTCTGTCATTTTATTCTCCTTTGACAGTTGTGAAGTGTCTTAAAAGACATCTTCTGGTTAATAAAAGAACGTTTAGTTCAATGGGTAGAAAGAAAGGTAAAGACCCACTAGCTTTTTGGTCAGTATCTTACGTAAGCCACCTGAAGCTAACAAAGTGTACGTTGCGTACAAATTGCTGAACTAAATGTTCTTCCGTACAGATAAGCTATAAGATTAACCCGACCAATAATCGGGAAAGATAAAAATATAATTTATGTTAAGTTATTTCCCGACCACTCACGGGTTCTAATAACTTCATTATTTGCCTGCTAAACTATCATTATGTAAATCAATAGCAGTATCTATCTTTGCCATTATTTTTTGATTGGTTTCAGACTTACAAATTTTAACCCAGTCTTTCCAAACTTCTTGTAGTCTATTGTAACCAGTTTTAGGTTTAACTTCTGTAAACCATTTAGTGGCATTATGAGTGACACACCATTCTTTAAAAAACTTACTATTAAATAAGTCAGTCAAAGTATAATCACCCATCTTCTTTTCTTTACGTTGGTATTTCTCTCTATCAAAATGAGCAACTAATAATTCTATTTTAAATAAGTCTTTTGCAAAGTCTTGCTTTTCTAATTTATCTCTAACTTTAATTAAATGATGGCAAAGAACTTGAAATAATTCCAAAGGTATTACACCAAGACTTTCAGCTAAAGCTTCAACATCACCATAGCTTTCAACGTAATAACCTATTTTAGTTTTATCTTTCTTCCATTGGTCAATGTAATGTTTAGGTAAATCAAACTTACTTTTAAGATTATTGTTTTCTATGTATTCGTTTAGTCCGTGTCCTTTTGAAAGTCCGTGTTCACCTACTCCACCACTAAGCAAACCTTTAGCAGTAGCATCAATAGGTTCATACGCACCAATGCCTGCACCAAAAGGATTTGGTAATTTTTTCCACTTACCTAAAAACTCTAGGTCAGGTGCAAAGTTAGAACCTTTCAGTTTGTCCATAACTTCTTTCTGACTTTCTAAAAGTTTTTTAACTGGTGCTAATATTTTCTCTTGGTTCTTTTTTATTTGGTCAAAAGGTTTCTCAATATGTTTTCTTAACTTCTTAACTCTCTCAATTGTTTCTAAATAATTTTTATACTGCTTACTTGTCTTCTTCCAATGTTCATAGTTTCTTAAATTATCTTTACCTAAAGGTTTACCCATATACATTGGAATACCTCCTGAAGGTGTTTGAACACATATCGTATAAAACTGTGCGTCAGTTAGTAAGTCGCAGTAGTGAGCAACCTTATAAGCATCTTCCATCTGTCTCTCTAACTCTTTTTCTTCAGCTTCTTTTTTTCTGTATTCAGGCGTAGGTCTTACCGACCAGTATTCATCATAGAACTCTAACATTCTTTCGTCTTTGATTTTCTTTAAATACTTTTTATCTCCAAGCTTTACTTCTTCAAATGGTGTGCCAAAGTCGTGAACACTAATGGTTTGAGTTAAATACCAAAGACCTAGTGCTTTACGTTCATCAATTGGAAAAGACTTCAGGTATTTATTCTGCTCATCTTTAGTTAGCAGTACGTATTCACGAACAGTTAAGTATTTGTGATTAGCCTTTTGTTGTAACCCAGTGAAGACAACAGGTTTGTCTTTGGCTTTACCTTTGGTTCTCCCAATACTGGAAACGCTTTTGCTTTTACTTTGTGTCTTCTTCATAAAAATATTTCAAACAGATAATGAGAAAGATAAAGCGAAATTTTTTTAAATCAAGAAATCAGAGAAAAAAAATAAAAAAATCGTGAACAAAAGTTCTGAAGACTACCGATAAACATTACTATTGTTGAATAATATAAAATCCTATTGCAACATACGTTGCGTACGTGGTGGTGTGCCTATGTAAAAATAAAATGGGTGGCACGGGGAAAATTTCAAAAAGTGTATATACATAACCTTGTCAGATTTTTTTGCTAAATTATTTTAGGTATAATCTTGAAACTTATCATACATAGAATAATCAACTGCATAATGAAGAAATTCTTCTGTATTCTTTAAGATAAACTCTCGGCTATCCTTAACGTTATCCTTCTGTCCTTCTTCAGTCAGACCATTCACTTCAAAGATACTGTCCTTGATAATCTTCTCTACCTTATTATCAGGCTTAAACTCCTTAAAGAGAGACTTTAAGTATATCACTTTGTTTGACATAGTATTCCTATCTATAGTTATCTTTAGTTTTGACTTTAGGTTTGAGTTTATCATCTTCTTATTATTTCCTTTTTACAAAGGTAAAAGAATAAGTTTAACTTTAGTTATAAACTACCAATAGTGGCACTTAATTAAAAAGATAAGAATAATAAGGATAATAATTACTCTTTGTCTTTTCTTTATATTGGTGCTTCTTCTCCAAGAGGGTCACCTAATTACATATCCTTTGTACTGGTGCAGGTATATCACCATAGCTTTATCGTTGGTAAACCACCTGCATATAGAGCCTAATTAGGCTTCTAATAGCTTTAATATAGCTTCAGCATTAACCTCTTTATAAGGTTCTATACCTTCTTTAACGAAGTATCTTGTGGTTTGATTATCTTCATTTTTCCAAGCGGTTCTTTGGGCTAACCAATAGTTTCCTCTAGCTTGAAATTGATAAGTACCATCAGGTAATGATGTATCTATAAACATATTAGACCTTTCTGTTAATGTTATATTGTCTAATAGGGGTACTTTAGTCGGCTATATCTTAATCCAAGAGTTAGCTGAAGGTTCACCAAAGTATTTCTCTAATTCCATTCTTATTTGGTCTTCTTTTCTTTGATTGAAGGATAAATCTTGGTCTTTGGCTACTTGTTGAACCCAATAGTAACAAGCCATCTGTAAGGCATCTATTCGGTCATCGTGAGTTAAATTATTAGCATCTTTTTGTAGTCTGCTTATTTGATAGAACAATTGGTATCTTAAAGCTGTCTCCGCAGGATATAGAGCGTTAGCTTGCTCATAATCCTTTCGTATAACACTAGGACACACAATAAGCCTATGCTGTGCCATTAAAGGCTCTAGAACATCTAATATACGTCTATGCTTATTAGTTTGTTGTCTTACTTCTTCAATTGAACAAGGATAAGTTTTAATTAAATAATTTTTAAGAAGTTCGGTGAACATTCCGCCACCAAAGTTTTCTTCAATTAATAATTTTTTAACTTTATGCTTTTTAGCAATCTCTACTAATTTATTTAAAGTATGTTCAGAATAACCACTATTAAATCCACCTGTATCTAATAAGTAAATATTACCATTTAAGAATTTGGTGACACTATAGGCAGTCTCATCTTTTCCTTTTCCTGATGGGTCAATAGACATTACAGAACCAGTATATTCAAGATACTGACCTTGTATTTGCATAGGTCTAAAATATCCATCACCTGCTAAACCAACATTAGGTAAATCATTATGTTTTAATTCAGGACTAGAAGCCCAGATAACTTTCTCTGGTGCTGTATCGTGATTTAGTGTCATTACACTTAGGTCAGAAAGTTTTAATGGATAACGATTTAAGTCAGACAAAGAACTGTCTAACATAAACTGCATATTAAAACCTAGTCTACCATAGCTAGCTTCACGTTCTAATAAATCTGTTTCATCAAACCTTAATGGGTCTGTAGGTTTACCAACTAAATCTAAAGCCCAAGTGTTATTAATGACAGGTGCTAAATTTGAATTGTAAGTTGGTAATTGTTTTTCTGAAGGATAACGTGCAGTCCAATATCTAATCTTATAACCTCTCTCTTGAAGTTTATTATAAATTGAACTTTCACATTGTGGCGTTCCAAGAAATATAATTCTAGAACTTACGTCAGGTACGATAATTGCTTCAAACTCCTTAATGGCTTCTGACAGTTTATCTCTTAGAAATTGAGTTTGAGAATTTGCACTCGTTTCAACATCATCAGCAATAATCAGTGAACTTCTACTTCCTGTAAGCTGTGAAGTGATACCTAGACTTTTGACGCTTGGTTGCTGTGAAGCTGAAGCAAGTGCTACGTCAAAACTTATTTTACTTTGTCGTTGATTATCTTTTGGATAGAGATGTTCTAATAAAGGCATCTCACTTAATAATCTTAAACAAAAGGTACTAAATTCGTCTGCTCTTACTTTAGAAGCTGAAACAACTAATATCTTTATTTCTGGGTCTAAATATAAACGCCATAAAACGTATGTAGCTGTAATCCAAGACTTACCTACTCCTCTAAATGCACTAATAATAGTTCTACGGTCTCCATTCTGAAGGTAATCAGCAATGTCGTATTGTATTTTAGTGGGCGAAGGTAATCTTAAATGCTTCCAAGTTAAGAATAGAAAATTACGAAAATCATCAATTTTTAATTGCTGACTTTGTTCTGTTTTCATTGAAAGGTAATTCTTTAATTAATTCTTCTAATGGTGAACCTTGTGTTGGAACTGCATCAATTGAGTTGTCTTTTAAAAATTGTCTAGCGACATTAAGGTCTGCTGATTTTGCATCAGGGTCTTTAACTCTATTTAATAAAACTTTTGCTAGTTCAGTATGCAACTCTTTTAATTTATCGTCTGTCATATTTTTTTGCGTATAACGCTCTCCATAATTTGTTTTCCCATCTACTTACGTAGGTAAGAAGTAGTCTTAAAAACCATCTTTTCATATATCTTTGCTTGGTGGTTTAATATGTCTTAAAACTTTATCTTTATTAGTTCCGTGTTTAATCTTGTAACCTGAAGTTCCATTAGCATTAATGTCTACTTCTTTTCTATTTTTAATGAATAATCTTATTTGTTTTTCTAATTTTTTAAGGTTGTAGTTTTTAACTATTAAATCCTTAAGTCTGTCATTCATTTCATCTTACTATTGATATAATTATAAAGTCTTCCAATATCTTTATTAATACCTAGTAATTCACCTTTAATCATTGAACTGTCTTCTTTTAAATCCACTATGGAAACTAATATCCAAGTAGAAAGACCTAATAGAATAGTACCAAGTATTCCTATTAAGTATTTAGTGTCTATTTTCATTTGTTTATAAAGTAGTCCCAACTTGTGTAAATAGCGGTAACTATGCCTGCCATAAACATTAAGACACCAACAGTACCTTTACTTTTATTCATAAAGGTTTTGAGTTCGGCAATTTCTTTTTTCATCTCACGCACTTCGTATAAAATCATATCCACCTGTTTACCTGTGTCAGATAAAGATTGTTTCTTTTTTACTCTTGGCATTAATAAAAATTGATTACTCCTCTAAAACATAAAATTAGAAATATCATTTCCATAATAAATCTTGGTGTGTCCTTGTCTTTAAAAGCAAACAGACACCAAAATATTGTTGAAATTGATGATATGAACCAACCAAATGAAAATAGGTTGATATTGTTACTTGTTACTAGGTAAGCACCTATTAATGTAAAGATTAAAGCTATCCATCTAGCTAATCTTCCCAGACAACATTAGTTATCTCTTTTAATGTTATTGAATAAGTCGTTATAAAAGTCTTTCCAAAAGTTTATAACTTTTTCGTTAAAATCAACGACATTCTTTTTTACTTTATTGTAATTTAATAAATCAAAGTCTTCTAAACCCCATTTACCCCACATAATTTACTCCTTTGTTGTTGTTAATATTGAAGTGCTACACCTCTAATTCTTGCCTCTTTCGTTCCACCTGCTTGATTAGCAAAAGAAATTTTATATTTTAATTGTGTTCCTGCTGTTACAGCTAAGTCATTTACTTTAGCCATTTTAATACCTGTAGAAAAATCTGGTAAAGCTGTAAGTGTAGCAGTTGAATAGTTAGAACCACCATCTGCTGATAACTGTAAAACTATATCTGTGTTTAATGCGTTAGTACCAGTTGTATCTTGGTAAGTAATAATAGCACCCATTTCAGATACACTTGATGGTGCAGTTATTGTTGTGCCTGTAAAGTTTCCTGTTGCAGTAAGTACAGTTTCATAAATTTTTCCATAAAATATTGTGTTTTTAAATCCCCAATCATAACCAGAACCAAATACAATTCTTAACCTATAATATCTGTATGCAGTAGAAAAACTGCCATTTGTTCCTGTATCAAAAGCTGAACCACTTCCATTATTTGTTTGACTTCCAATAGTTGTAAAACTAGACGCATTATTTGAACCTTCTAAATAAACTGTTCCACTATTATTCCAAGTAGCATTACCACTAATTCTTGTAAAAATTGGAGAAGTGTTAGTTGGTGCTGAACCACTATCCATTGTTATTGAACTTTCAGAACCTTGACCTTGATTTGAAGCTTCATAACCACCAACCCATTCTGCACCATCACCTGCACCATTACCTATAACTCCATACCAGTTTTCAATTTGTTGTGAGTTATCAGGATTATAATGTGAAGTTGCATCTTGTGCTTGAATAGTCCAATTTTTAATATTAACAAGATTAGTATTTGCATTTCCAGAACTTACTGCTGGAACATTATAACCACTTGCATCAAATAAAACTTTTTCAGAACTATATGCTTGTGAACCAGTAGAAATATACTCACTAGCATTTCTTAAAGCATTAGTAATCGTATCAATACCTGTATCAT